TCTCTCTTTTTACATTTAAGACAAACCTTAATTGGTTCACCTCTTACGACCTCGCCTTTTTTTAGAGGCACAATGTGCTTTTTCAGAAAATCCACGAGGTCTGGCACAATTGATTTTCCTCTTCCGTTTGGCACTCCACTTCCTCTTTCGTGGTGGATTGGTCACTTGCTTTGCCATTTGTGACCGACCCATCGTCATTAGATAAGTTGCTCCAACCCACTAGCGACTATAATTAATGTTACTATAATCCATAATCTATTATCAAGTTTATTTAACTTTGCATTGATTCCATCAAATCTAGCATTACAAACTTGTTCATGTTTTTCTAATAATTTTAATAATTCTTTGCTTGTCATTTTATTTTAAACATTCCTAAATTTTTAAGTTCTTTTGTTAAAAAAGGTAACCTATCTTTTTTTTCCATACTATTTAACTTATTTTGTATCATAACTCTGTATTTTGATCTTAGTTGACTTGGTGTTAAATCTTTTTCTTTTGGTCTAGGTGTTGGCTTTTTGCTTAACATTTCCATCTTCTCCTTGCTTGTCTTAATCTACTATTAGGATTTTTAGCTGCTTTTGGAAACTTTTTCATTTGACCTGCAGAACGTGCACAAAATGATTTTCTTCTTTTAGCGGCTTTACTACCAGGTTTAACTTTACCAGTAACAGCGGTCTTTAACTTACTACCAGGGTTCTCTCTTCGATAACGTGCAACACCTGCTTTAGTCATCCCCGCTCCAGATTTAGTGGAGCGGAAATACTTTTTGGTCTTAGGGGGTTGCTTATCCCTTTTCCTAGTCATAGTTCTTTCTCATCTGGAGAGTTACAGTATATGTATCTCCAGAACTGTGACCTACAGTTGTAAAAACTATATCACCAGTTTTACCACCACCAGCGTTATTAGGTAAACCACCAAAATCGCTATAGTCATGATATCCACTTTGGTTTTCGCCTAATTCTATAATAAAAGCGTCCGAAGTAGCGTCAAAAAACAATCTAGTTTTCATGCCAATGCACTGCCACCAAATTTTTTCTATGGTTACACCAGTGCAAGTCTCTCCATCTGGACTTGCAGCAAGAGCACTTACGTCTACCTTTACAACTGCTGATTCACCAGACCCATCAGATATGTTTGTAAATTTCTGTACAACATTTTTTGCACCATCGATGATGGTTTGTGAGGTAACTGCATCAGCCATATTAATCTCCTATTACTGGTCAGCAAAAGCAGGAACTGTTGTTGATGTAACAGTACCAAAAATTTGATAGTTGGTTGTGTCTTTTCCAATAATTGTAATATCAAATGCTTGCGGTACATTTAACTGCACACTACTGTTTGAGCTACCATTTGAAAATACAGTTACGTTATCTGCATTTGTATCTAAATGAGTAATACCACCAATGTAAAAATTGGTGTTACCTGGTGTAATAATAAGAGCGTCTGTTGCATCAGCGGCTCCACCAGCATAAACAAATCTAAACATAGATCCAGCTATAGGTGCTGGTAATGTATATGTATTATCCTGTGATCCATCTGGCACAAGTAAAATTCTACCACTATGAGTTGCATTTGTTAGAGTTACATCTCCATCAGATAAGCTTATTGGTCCGTCACCAAAGGTAACTATCTCTGTTACTGTTCCAGTGGTTGCATTTTTACTGACTGTTTTGATTGTGCTTTCAGATCTGAGCGGACCTGAAAAGGTTGTATTAGCCATGTTAATCTCCTTGTCTTGGCAATTGTCGAAGTTAATTCTTCGTCAAGGTTTAATATATTATACATAAAAAAAAGGCGACTGCAACGAGTCGCCTTAAAAAATCTAATTAATTTTTTTATGCACCTTTTGATCCGAAGACACATCTTGGATCAGAAAATCCAAAACTGTATCTCTCTCTGGCCTTAAATCTCATATTGCCAGTATCAAAATCAGCTTCCATTTGAGTTGCTAAAGGCACTCTTTCAAAGTGCATAAAGCCTCTTGGAGCATCTGTTAAGATAAAAAATGCATCAGTATCAGTCAAAAAGTCATTAACTGAATAGCCATCTGGAAGCATTCCAGTTGATCTAATTGCGTTAATGTCATTGTCTGCTGTTGCAGTTCTTAAGTTTGATGCCATGAGTCTTTCAGCAACAAATTGTAATTGACGAGGTATAATAAGCTTTCTACCTGTCAATGCAATTTTGAGACCTCTCTCATCAACAAAACCTGCAATGCTAATTAAAGCATCTTCAAGTGATGTTTCGTTAAGGTCTGCATCAGTTGATGGTTCATTAGCAAAAGTGCCACCAGTTATAATTGGGTGTGCAGTTGAACATAACTCAACTCCGTCACCACCTGTAACTGTGCTATCGAAAGCGTTGTTAAGAACTGAAGCAGCCTTAACTTGCTTTGTGTGTGCCATAGATCTTGCTAATGCACGTGTATATCTTGAAGACAATCTGTCATAAAGGTTGTCCTCTACTGCTTCTTCAGTAATCGAGAAAGCCAAAGCAATAGTCTCGTGATTATAACGGGCAGTGAAAGACTCGTTTGCATCATCAAATGATACGCCAGAACCTTCTTGTTTCACTGGTGCCGCTCCAAAACCAGAGAGCATTACTTCTTCTTCAAATGATCTGTCTGAAGACTCAGTTGTAAAAATTTCCGCATGTTGGTTTTCATACCTTGCGAATTCCATACCAAAGAGAGCGTTTAAACCAGGCTCTAATTCTTTGGCGAGTTGTGCTCTTGAAATAGCCATAAATCAATCTCCCTATGATATCGCTGCGTCAGCATCTCCAACAGAACTGAAGAATACATGATTGTTAATTTTAACGATATATTTAACACCAGCAGCAGAATGATCTTCATTTTCTACGTCCTCTTGTATTCCAACGATCATCAAAGGATTTGATGGATCGGAATCTTCAGCAGTAGAAATATCAATCTGTGCGGTTGATATACCAGTTGTTGTATTTCCGCTTGTAGCATTTTCTATCTCAGCAGTTTTGAAAATGTCAGCTTTTGCAGTTGCTCTGTTGGTATTAGTACCATCAGAACATATAACAAACCTTTGCATTGGATTGTCATATACGAAAGCTTTAATATCAAAATTTGTATCCGCTGAACCAGATCCTGGCCACGTATTGGAAAATTTTAATTTCTTTGTAGTGTTGTCAACATATTCACACCCAGCAAAAACTCCTAAGATCTGCTTTGTGTCTCCAGTGGCGTTGCCTAATACTTGCACTGTGCCACCAGTTAACTCAGCTTGAACAGGAGAGCCTTGGAAAATAGCTGATGCATCACTAGCAATGAAATACTGATTTGTGCCACCAGGAAAAGTTCCCCCAATAGCATTAATCGGCTTTAATCCAAATTTTAAATCTGCATTTGCCATTTATAGCTCCTTATAAGTTACGAAAAGGAATTATTCCTTTCCAAAAGTTACTTTACTACGCCTACTTTTTTCAATAGGCATCGAAGGATGTTGCTCCTTCATTAAGTCCTGATCTACGGCAGTCATTTGATTGCGGGTCTGATCCCGAAAGTATTCAGTTCTCTCTTCAACTGTCTCTTCAGGTATTTTGGCGAGCATTAATCCGCCATTACCTATAACACCCTCATGCTTACCTTCTTCAACCGAAGCAAATTGTTGGTCTGGATATTCGTCTGCTCTCACTGGCTCATAACCTTCTCTAAGTCTTGAATGAACGTTCATTTGATCGTCATCGCCTCTTAAATGAGTTCTGATCCAACGATGTTTATATCCATCTTTTGGCTTCGGTGCATCCAACTTGCTAGGTGGTGCCCATGGTTTTCTGCGTGTCGTTTTGGCACGTGTTACATCTGATCGTGGAGTTGTTCTATCTGTCATGTTTTACCTCACTCTTTAACATATTTAGCATATTCTGCTAGCGGAACATTCAGTCTTTTTGCCATCGCTACTTGTGATGGCGACAACTTCACAGTCCTACGCCCCTTGTTACT